CCAGCAACATTGATACTTTCTGACAAAAATTGCTTGAATGATTTCATTCTTCTTCCTGTTCTTGTTCTACGTCTAGGTCAAACATCTTGGAAACAATAGGAGACCTTTGTCCCTCTACTCTTTCCATTGCTTTCTGCATTAACAAATTCTTGATTGTATCACTAACTTCAGATGCAGGTGCATCATTAATCAGCATATCAATTACACTTGGTGTTTGTGTATCGTCTTCCATAGTATTATCAATAATAAACTATTTTTATTTATATCTCACCAGCATCGGGTTCCATGACCTGAGTTCCCATGTCACCACTGGAACTTCCTTGTTCTGGTGCTGGTTCTTCTGCTGCTGTAGATTGCTCAAGGTTCATCAACTTAGGATCGAGAATGATTCCTTCATCGATTTCTTTTTTAATCTGCTTATCCATCTCGATGATTTCAGCATCAGTCTGCTTAAGAATTTGAGTTCTTACATACATTGCAGAGAAGTACTTACCAAGATAAGGTTCAACTGCTGCAACTGCTGCTAATTTATCATTAAGAAGTTCAGTCTGTTTCAGTTCATTGAAATGATTATCATAAAGGAAATCATACTGAATATGGTCAGAAAGATTTTTCCAATCTTCCAAAGAAACAATATTTTTAAGAAGGAGTTGAGTCTTCAACATGTCATTGAACATGTTAGAGAATCTCTTTCTCAAACGACCAACAAATTTAGTAAAACGAACCTCGTCTCTTAGGATTTCTGATGAACGACCAAGACTAAATCCACTACTTCCGTTAGTTCTAGTTTCGGGAACATTTAGTGAACGGAAAAGTTTCTTTTGGAAATATTCAATGTCAGCAAGTTCACCTAGGTTTTGACCACCAGGCAGTGTGGAAATTTCTGTACCTCTACCACCCTCACGTCTTGGCAACCAGAAATCCTCAAGCATTGCCATGTATTTTTTGTCATCACGAATCTCACCTGTGTTGGCATCATAGACCAACTTGTTACGATAACGATTCATGACATCACGCAGATATTGCTCTGCTTTAATCTTAGGAAGATTACCAACATCAATGTAGAAAATTCTACGTTCTGGTGCTCTACTTAAACGATAGATTACCAGTGAATCCTCAATCATTCTAAGTTGATTGAGTGATTTAATTGCTTTATGAAGATAAGAAAGAACTGTTTGCTTATTTCTATCTACCAGTCCAGAAGTTACATGAACAATTGCATCCTTTGAAATCTTTACAGTTTTCGCATCATTCTTGTAAGTTCCTGTTGCTGCACCACTTGAAGATAGTGAAGAGTTTGGATTATAAACGTAATGCTCTTCTACTTCTGCATTAGTTACTTCTTCATTAGTTCTATTTTGTTGAAGAAATGGTGCCCTTCCATTCTTAGAATCATTGGCACTCTTTAACTTTCTAATGAGTTTAATTTTTAGCGGGTCAATATATCTTAGTTCTTTAATTCCCTCTTCTGGTTTATTGAAGTCAATTACCTTATGGTAATATAATCTTCCATCAATATACCAGTTACGGAAAATTTCATGAGCCTTCTTATCGAAGTCCATGATTTCTTTAATATACTTGAACTCTTCCCTGATTGCTTCTTTTAATCTATCTGACGCAGGGAGATTCGATAATTCGATTTCAACAGGAGAATCATTTAAATCCGAGACAATTGCCTCATCTACAATATCTTCAATGGCACTATCACACTCAGGGTGTAGTGCCATTTCTCTATATCTTTTAATTAAATCTGCTTCACTCTTGAAAACACCTTCAATATCTACGTACTGGCCGTAGAATCCACTAGACAAATAGTAATCTGCCTTATCTTCATCATTTTGAGGAACAGGGGAGACAACTTTGCTTTGCTTATTGTCGTCCTGTTCCTCAAATTTAAAACCAAATAATTTAGGCATTTTTCAGTATACTAGACTTTTACCTTCCTAGTATTTATGTAGTCTCGGAAGTACCCAAGATGCTTCTAGCAGTACCAGGATCAATAGCATCCCACCACTGAACTTGTAGGTCAACGGTGAATTCTTCAATAGAATCTGCCGCATCGTAAGAAAGTTCAATAGGACTTACATTAGTTGGGAAAGTTCCGAAGAACTTGTAAGTCTTAAGAACTGGCATCTGGTCAGTAGTTGAAGGAAGTGCTCCAGTGGTGTTAGAGGAAACATTGCCTCTACCTAACTGGTGAACAACCATTTCTACTTGATATGCATTTGGTGTGATTACACCAGCATTATCATCGTGACGGTTGATGAAGTTCATCCACTTTTCAAACGCATTTCTGAGTTTGAAGTTAGTGTCATTGATGACAGTAATTGTCCAAGGATCGAAGGTTCTGTCACCAGCAACCTTAAGATTTCTTCCTCTGAAAGGAACATCAATTACATTGATGTTGGAACCAGGCAGCTGAGCTGCCTTGACCATAAATCTGAAGTCAACATCGGGGACAACTTCAGTTCCAAGACCTGTTGGGAAGTTTAAGATGCACTCAAACAGATTAGGTCTTGCACCACCACCAACTAGTCTGGATTTGAAGTCGGTGAGTGTTCTTTGATTATACTTTGGTAAATTTGTTGATGCGTTGTTAGTCATTGGTAATTACCTCTATGTATTTTGAACTCAATTAATCAGAATTAAACGTTACCGACTACTTCAGAGAAGCTGATGCCAGTTCTTGTAGCAACAAAGGTTAGACCGATGAAGTTGATAGAACGTGCAGGTTTTACGAAGATGTCTGCCTTGAATTGATTTGAATCAATTACGTCAGGAGTGTTGTTTGAATCATCGCAAACAACGATGAACTCAGTGATTCCTCTCTTTCCTTTTACATCACGGAGATATGGTTCAACGATGTTGACGAAATTATTTCTTGTAATTTCATCATTGAACTCAAAGAGTTGGGATCTTGCTGCGGATTCGATTGCTGCTTCCATTGTGAGGAACAGACGACGAACATTGATTCTATCGAATGCAGATGCATATCCGAGAGCAGTCTTATCACCGAAGAGAATGATGCCCTGACCAGGAGAAGCAATAACTGGATTGATTCTCTTAGAGTAGAGTAAATCTCTTTGTGCTTGTGATGGATTGTATGCAAGTTTAATTGCATTGTTGATAGCACCTCTGTTTGCACCAGCAGGTGAGAACCAAGCATATTCTTCAACACTGGTTCTTGCCATCAATCCAGCAACATCAGCATTAGTCTCCAGATAGATGAACTTATTGTTGAATCTATCGAAGGTATACTTGACACCAGCATCAAATACTGCGTAAGAACTTGAACTTAGTGGTTCAAAGAACTCAACAATATTATCAGTCTGTGTCTGAGAGTTTGCCTGATTTACAACATCTGACTTATGTGGTGAGATGACTGCGATGCAATCCTTTCTCTCTTCGGCAATTGCAATAAGTGAATTTGCCTTTGCTTGAGACTCATAGATGGTTGTTCCACCAGATGGACCCATTAGTAGATAATCAACAGAATACTCAGCAGGATTCTTGAATGTGTCATAACCAGCAACAATATTTGCTAGTGTTGGGGTCATTCCACCTGCACTGTCGTAATCTTCACCCGCAGATAGTGTGTGAGCAACATTACCTGTTGCAGCAAATGTTGTTGACTGTGCTTTACTTCCCCAGACTCCATTATCTGCGGTGAATCCAGTTTTATCACCAACTAGACTAGAAACCAATCCAGTTGATGGACCTGGAATTGGGAATCCTGCATAGACATTTGCAGAACCATTGGAGATGTATCTCTTATAGTAGATGTCCTGTGTTGGACTAATCTTCGCATCTGATGCCTTGGAAAGGAATGTGTGCTTCTCAAGGATGTTTGATGCTGTTCCACTAATTCCACCAGTGTCATCAACAACTACAACGTGGATTTGGTCGTTCTTTCCACTTCTGTCTGCTGCATACTGGGATGTACCTGGTTTAGATGCAATAGACTTCCAGAAGATTTCTGAATTACTAATTCCCAACTTCTGATTGTCGTACCAGTCTTTGCTGTTGAGTTGGTTTGTCTCAGCAGTAGTAGTTGTAATTCCAGCAGGAGTAACAACGTTTAGAATCTCATCACCAGAGAATGAGTAAGTATTCTTAGAAGCACCTGGATTCTTGTACTCAATTGCTTCAACTGTACCTGTGTCATCAGATACTCTATCAGTAATCTTAACGTAGATTTCGTCCTCACCGATTCCAGTGATGATTCCTCTGATGAAACCGTTAAAGCTTGTTACTGTTCCCTGAGATGCAAACTGTGCGTTTACTGCTTGGGTTACTGCGTATCCAACTTGAACGTCAGTTGCCTGTAGTGATGTTGATGTATTGGTAAAGTTAAATGATTCACCAGTCAACGAACCAGTATTAGTTGTTGCTGTGTCTAATACAATTTCCCCAACACCAATTGAATCAATATTTGTTCCGACTGGGACGTTTGAGTTTACAACAACGTTTCCAACTGCAACTAGAGTTGTGGTAATTCCAGTAATGATTGTAGTTGTGATTCCAATATTACCAGTCTTTGTTGCAACTGTAGTTGTTGTACTTACTGACTTGGCAGTAGTACCGATACCTGTAAGGATTTGGTCTGCAAATGCATCAATGGTGCAAACTTTGAGATTATTTCCCCATCTACCTGGAGTCTTTGCTGCGAACTCCCAAGTAGTATCCGATTCGTGATTTGTATCGAAATCTTCTTCGTTCTCAATCTTGAGATTTTGAATTGCTGCTGAGTTTGCATTAACAAGAGTGTCTCCGTCTGCTCTGACGACTCTCATTACACCACCATATGAAAGATATGATGATGCGGATAACCAGTACTCGTTCTGACTACCTGTTTCTACTGGTTCACCGAATATATTTAAAAGGTCTTGCTCTGTTTCTACCAATACTGGTTGGTTCAGAGGACCCTTTTGGAAAGGACCTACGAAAGCACCTACCTGATCACTTACATTATCAATACTACCAATAGTTAAATCAATTTCTCTGGTCTGAATACCAGGTGATACTAAATTTAACGCCATTTGTTTCCCCTCTCTGAAGAAGTGTCATTTAGTCTATGAATATTTATTATTTTCTATGTTCTAAATGGGGAATATTGGGGAACGGTTTACCAGTCTGGATAGTCGAATATCTCCACTGTTTTGTTTTTTCGATTTTTTATAGTCTTCGTTC